TCAGAAGTTCAGATTGCAGTCAACAAGCACTACGAATACTCTCGTTTGATCGAGGACATCGTAGAAGTTCAGGCTCTCGATAGCCTTCGTCGTTTCTACACAGACGATGCTGGTTATGCATTGGCAAAGCAAGTTGACTCAAACTTGTTCAACCTTGGTCTACGCTTCGGTGACGGCTCTGCAACAGAAGCTGAAATCGATGGGACATTCACTCCAGACGCTTGGGAAAACTCAAACGTATACTACGTGGATGCGGCTAACGGTATCGCTACATACGCTGATGACACAATGGAAGACACTGATGTCTTTACTGACCTCGCCTTCCGTGGACTCATCAAGTTGATGGACGATGCTGATGCACCAATGGACGGACGTTTCTTCGTCATTCCTCCTTCAGCCCGTCAGACAATGCTCGGCATTGACCGCTACGTTTCTTCTGACTTCACAGGTCAGCAGGGCGTACAGAACGGCTTGATTGGTAACTTGTACGGTGTTGACATCTATGTGTCTACAAACGTACCTGTCATCGAAACAGCTACTCAGAACACTGCCACTACTTCAGTACAAGACACTCGTGGTGCTATCTTGGCACACCGTGACACAATGGTACTTGCAGAGCAAATGGCTGTTCGCTCACAGACTCAGTACAAGCAAGAATACCTTGCTAACCTCTACACTGCAGACACTCTGTACGGTGTACAGGTACTGCGTCCTGAAACTGGATTTGTATTGGCATTGCCATCCTAATCTAGTCTTGGTTAGCCCCTTCGGGGGCTTTCCTCTTTTCATTGTTCCCTACCAAAACAGGAATGGAAGATGGCTACAGACATCCTCATCAAACGCTCCACAACTACTGGAGCAGTGCCCACCACTGGTGATTTGTCCACTGGTGAATTGGCAATCAACACAGTCGACAAACGACTCTTTACAAACAATGGCGGCACAATCGTTGAGATTGGTACAGCCCCTACAAGTTTAGCTGTAACGAACAACACCACTGTCGGTGGTACACTAGGCGTTACTGGCACAACAACTCTCACTACTGTATCTACTTCTGGAGCCGCTACACTGGCCTCTGGTAGCGTCACAGGCAACTTTAGCGTTGCAGGTACTCTGACAGTAGCAACACCTTCTAATTCAACTGATGCGGCTTCTAAGGGCTATGTAGACACTGCCGTAGCTAACGTCATCGACTCTGCACCCGGTGCTCTTGATACACTCAATGAGCTAGCGGCGGCTATTAACGATGATGCTAACTTTGCCACCACTATCACCAACTCTATTGCAACTAAGCTACCGTTAGCCGGTGGCACAATGACAGGTGATATTACACTAGGTGCTAACAAGGCTACATCTACAGCTACCCCTACAACAGACGACACACTGACACGCAAGGGCTATGTAGACTCTATCTTAGGCTCTGCCACTTCAGCGGCTACTTCAGCAACTGCGGCGGCCTCTAGTGCTACCGATGCGGCTAACAGTGCTTCAGCGGCTTCTACATCAGCAAGCAATGCAAGCACATCAGAAACTAACGCTTCAGCCTCTGCATCAGCGGCGGCAACATCTGCAACCAATGCGGCATCCTCTGCAACTGCGGCGGCTTCTTCAGCAACATCAGCGAGCAACAGCGCAACAGCATCAGCGAACAGTGCTACTGCGGCGGCTACATCAGCCACTAACGCTGAGAACGCATACGACAGCTTTGATGATCGTTACTTAGGTGCTAAAGCATCTGATCCATCTGTAGATAACGATGGGGATGCACTCCTTACTGGTGCTATTTATTTTAACACTACTGATAATGTCATGAAAGTGTACGGCGGCAGTAGTTGGGCAAATGTTACACTTGGTGAGTTAGTCAGTGATACAACACCTCAACTTGGCGGTACTCTTGATGCCAATGGTAATGACATTGACATGGGTACAAACACCATTACCGATACAAAAGTTGGTCAATGGGACACAGCCTATGGATGGGGTGACCACTCAACGCAAAACTATGCAGTCACTACTGGTGATACATTTACAGGCGATTTAATCCTCAGCACCACTGGTGCATTGACATTGCCAGTCGGTACAGAGGCACAGCGTCCTACTCCAGTCAAAGGTATGTTCCGATTCAACGATGACTCGGATGCTTTTGAAGGCTACGATGGCTCTGCATGGGGTGCTGTCGGTGGTGGCAACACAGCCGTTGTAGGATGGGAGAATCAAATAACGGTTGCTGAGAACTACACAGTGACAACAGGTAACAACATGGTAAGTGCGGGGCCGATCACGATTGACACAGGCTACACCGTCACAGTACCAACAGGATCAAGATGGGTGGTGGTGTAAGATGGCACTAGAACTAAACGGAACAACTGGCGTATCGCTTGTACAGGATGGGGTTGTTACTGCGGCGGATTTGAGCAGTACGCTTGATCTATCTGGGAAGACTGTGACACTTTCAGGCGAAGCCACTGGGCCAACAGTAAGTTCAGATTTAACTTTATCTGGTAACGGCACTGTTACCTTTACTGGAATACCGTCATGGGCCAAAAGAATAACCGTATTGACTTATAGCGCATCAAATCAGGGCGGTACGATTGATCTTAGAGTTGGCACATCATCTGGGCTAATTACTTCAGGATACTCAAGCAGAGATGCTTACTGGAATAATGGTAGCTCTGCGTTTATCCCCACTACAGTATCTGGATCATTTTCTTTTGTTGATTTTACTAGTGCTGGAAATGCTTACTATAGACGTTACGTTCTAGAAGAATGCCAAAGCAATTATTGGACAATGTCTGCACACAATCATTATTCCTCTGGTTATGTAAACATTATGACGGGCTATGTAAATGCCGCAGGGACAGTAGATCGTGTCGCTTTACTATGCCCCACCGGAAACTTTGATGATGGCACAATGCGGGTGATGTACGAATGAAGGAAGTTATTTACGATATGCAGTCTGGCCAGACTATTGAGCGAGACTATGAGCAAGTTGATTACCGCACTGCAGAAGAAAAGTTAGCGTCACTGCGAGTAGCAAGAGATTTAAAACTCTCTGCAACAGACTGGTGGGCATCATCTGACCTGACAATGACAGAAGCACAGACAGCCTACCGCCAAGCACTGCGTGATATTACAGATACATACACTAGCCTAGATGATGTCGTCTGGCCGGAGGAGCAAAATGTCTAGTTTTGCTTACTTGCATTGTAAGCCAGATGGTACTCCTTTTTATGTCGGCAAAGGCACTGTAAGACGTTCTAAGAAGCTGTATGGACGTAATGAATACCACACACGCACAGTGGAGAAATATGGCAAGGACAACATCCTGATTGGCCGTATTGAATGTTCTGATGATGACATTGCATTTGAACTTGAGCGTGGAATCATTAAATGCCTAAAGCGGTCTGATGTTGAATTAACTAACATGACTGAAGGTGGTTTAGGCGGGTTGCAAGATCAAGTGCCTTGGAACAAAGGTAAGAAATTTACTGATGAACATCGTGCCAAGTTGTCTGCCGCTAGAATGGGCAAGTCTCCTTGGAACAAAGGAAAGAAGATGTCAGAATCTACATTAGAGAAAATGCGTGACCACGGGCGTAAACAAAACGCTCTACGCAAGCGTAATGATAAGGGGCAATACGTATGAGCAAGATTGCAATTTCCGGTAATGCTTCAGGTACGGCTACATATACAATTGCATCACCTGCGGGTTCTACCGACAGAGTTCTGACTCTGCCAGATGAGGCGGGGACGGTGTTGACGAGTGCGTCATCTATCGGAACAGATTCAATTACAGTTCCATACTTTGAAGCGCAAATGAGTGGCACACAGACTATTAGTTCGGCTACTGAGACAACTGTACAGTACGGTACGGAAAACTATGATTCTCACGGGTGGTACGACACCACGACATACAAATACACACCTCAAATAGAGGGGCTATATCTCTTTAATGCTGTTGTAAACTTTGGCGAAGAGGGTTCTAGTTTATCCCACGTTCGTGTAATTTTTAATAAAAGTGGAACAGAGTACACAGCTTCTCAGATATTTTTATATAGTGGTGGCCACTTAAATCACTTGGATACGTTTCATTCTAGTAATTCACGATTGTTTTACATGAATGGTTCCACTGACAATGTCAAGGTTACTGCGTGGAGTCTACAAACTGCAAGACTTAGAGGAACATCAAGTAACGTAGGCCAGTTTTCTGCATATTTAGTGAAGGCGTTTTGATATGACTTTATATGAAAAGATATTAGCAATATATCCAGAGCTTTCTGACCATGACTTTTCTGATGGGGATATACGTTTGCGCAACGACTCAGACGGCAACGGTGACTACATCGCAGTCTGGAATCACCCAACACTAGCGCAACCAACACAGGAACAGCTTGACGCTGTGGAGGCAGGATCGTGAGCCAACTCAACGTAGATACAATCAAGAAAGCTGACGGCACAGGCAACCTGAGTGTCCCTGCTGAGACAGGTACGGTAGTCACCACAGCGTCACCATCGTTAGGTAGACGCAACCTGATTATCAACGGTGCGATGCAGGTGGCACAGCGTGGGACGAGTTTTACAGCAGACGGCTTCACTTTAGATAGATTCTATTGGCAAGACATTAGACAAGATGAGTTAGCCGTCACAGTTACTCAAGACTCAAATGCTCCTACTGGGTTTGCAAATAGCTTAAAGATTGTTGCGGGTACAGCAGAGTCTTCTTGGGGTGCGGATGAATTTGCAAGATTCTTTTACAAAATTGAAGCTCAAGATGTTCAACATTTAGACTACGGTACGTCTGATGCTGTAACGACAACGCTTTCGTTTTGGGTAAAATCAGACGTTACAGGTACTTATTGTGTATCGTTTTATGTACCAGACGCAGGAAGACGTTTAACAAGCACTTACACCATAAATTCCGCAGATACTTGGGAATATAAAACAGTTGCCGTAGTTGGAGACACCTCTGGAAGTATTAACAACGATAATGGAGAAGGCATCCAGATTAGTTTCTGTTTAGCGGCAGGGTCTAATTATACTGGAACAGATAGTACCTCTTGGATTGCTAACTCAGATGCGGCTACGT